GTTTTGAAATTTATCTATAACTTGAATAGATCGTCCTCGTATATGCATTGTTTTCATTTCGGCATAACGATTACGAAAACTGTAGTAAGAAGCAAAGTCCAATAACCACGGATCAAGGAACTCACACTGCGTATACAAATCGAGTGGATTTTTTGTAATAGGAGAACCTGTCATTATTCTTTTATACTTAGCATTTAAACCAATCTTAATAATATTTTTAGTACGTCTAGCTGTAGGAGTTTTAATTGTAGTGGACTCATCGATAGCCATCATAGTTTTGTGTGAGTTAATAAATTTAGTTGCAAACTTAACACCCTTATCTGTTGATAAAGCTTCAACATTCATAATTAAAATATGTAATGCACTATCTATTTCAAACAAAGAATCTAATTTTTCTTCTTGTGTTTTTGTAATATTTGGTTGCCACAATACAGACACATTCTCTATATGATCTGGTAAGTGTGTGGGAAGTTCTTGTTCATACCAAGTTTTAACAACACCTTTTGGTGCGATAATTAAAGCACCATCTACCTTACCTTTGTCATATAACATAGCAAGGTTGTCTATTAATACTTTTGTTTTTCCTGTACCCATTTCCATAAAATAAGCAAAGTTTTCTTTGTTCCAAGATTTTTCCAATGCAGTTATTTGATGTGCATAGGGTTTCGTTTTAAATTTATAATTCATAATTTTTTTTTTTTTTTTTGGTTGACATCTATATAAACATGATTATATTGTTTGTCAATGTCAGAAAGAATAGTTTATGTAATACAAGAAATTCCTGGAACTCAATCAGGCAATCCTAAAATAAATATTATGGGTGCGTCTAATTATGGTGAGTTTAAATTTTTATTACCAGAATTTTCTCAAATGATTTTTTCTCCTGGTCCATTAATTTTTAAATTAAGAAAAGGTTTAAAAAATTATACATCAGAAGATTATTTATTATTAACAGGAGATCCTGCAATCATCGGTGTTGCGTGTTCTATTGTATCTGATATTACAAACGGCAAATACAATGTATTGAAATGGGATAAGCAAGAAAGAAAATATTATCCTATTGAAATTAATCTATACGAGAAAGGAGAAATAGATGATTAACTTTGAACAAGACCAACAAGATGCAATGAGTAAAACTGAAAACATTCAGTCTCTTGCAGATCAAGTATCGATGTTAGAGGGGTTGCACAAAAGAATAGAGACAAGTGAAAATAACGTTAAAGATTTAAAAAAAGAATACCTACGTATATCAGGTGAGGTTATACCTACCATGATGTCCGAAATGGGTTTAGCAGAATTAAAACTTTCAGATGGATCACATCTTAAAGTTTCAACGACGTATCGTGCTACTATTACAGAAGCAAATAAAGAGACGGCGTTTAACTGGCTTCGTAACAATGGATTAGGTGATATTATTAAGAACGAGATCTTGGTATCATTTGGTCGTAACGAGGATAACAAGGCAGCAACATATGCTGAACTTGCGAAGGGTCAAGGGTTTCAACCGACACAAAAGATGAAGGTTGAGCCTATGACTCTGAAAGCGCTAGTCCGTGAGCGTATTGAGGCAGGTAAAGAAATGCCAACGGAAATCTTTGGGATATTCTCAGAGAATAAGACAACAATAAAAAGGAACAAGTAACATGAACCAAGTAGCAGAAAAAAAGAACGGAGCACTAGCAACATTTGATATGGAAGCTGATGCACAACAAGGCGCTCAAAATATATCGCAAGAAGATCTTGCGTTGCCTTTCTTAAAAATTTTGGGCCAACTATCTCCAGAGGTAAACAAAAGAGATGGTAAATATGTCGATGGTGCAGAACCAGGCAAAATAATAAATACTGTAACTAATGAATTGTATGACACTTTAAATGTTATACCTTGTCATTACAAAAGACAGTACATTGAATGGCAAGACAGAGGTACCAGCAGTGGTGCACCTGTTGCAATGCACGAAGCAAACAGTGACATTGTAAGTCAGACGACTAGAGGTAAAGATTATAAAGACAGATTACCAAATGGTAATTATCTTGATAACACAGCTAGTCACTTTGTATTGACTCTTGGTGAAAACCCACAGACAGCTTTGATTTCTATGAAATCTACTCAACTTAAAGTTAGTAGAAAATGGAACTCAATGATGATGGGTATCAAGATGCAAGGTAAAAACGGTTTATTCACACCGCCAACTTACAGCCACATTTATAAACTATCAACTGTTCAGATGTCTAACGACAAAGGAACATGGTTTGGTTGGGATGTAGCTAAAGTTAGTCCTGTAGATGACAAAGCTATATATGATATGGCAAAATCTTTTGCAGAATCTGTTGGTAAAGGTGAAGTTCAAGCTAAACATAGTACGGAAGAAACTACAAAAAGTTCTTCTAATTACTAACCAGTATCCTAGGTAGTGGGCGTTTAAGCGAGAGTGGCGACGCCCGCTTTTATTTTGTATGATAGAAAGATTTAAAAATATATTTGATGGATTAGACCGTGCACATGGTGTCACTGTAGTAGGTGAATCTAATGGTGACGGCAATAAAGTAAAAGGTAAATCATTTGTTAAACGAGAAACAGTAACTGATGATTTATGGCAAAAACATTTAGATGGTTTAGAAAGTCTAGGTGTAATACCTATTAACGATGACAACAAATGTAAATGGGGTTGTATTGATATAGACTCTTATGCAGAGTTTGATCATAAAAAATTAATTAATAAAATAACACAATTTAAATTACCTTTGATTGTATGTAGATCAAAGTCTGGTGGTGCTCACGTATTTTTATTTACAGAAGATTATGTGTCAGCAAGTCTGATGCAAGATAAATTAAATGAGATTAGATCTGTATTAGGTTATGGTGGATCAGAAGTATTTCCTAAACAAAGAGAATTAAAATCAAAAGATGATACAGGAAACTTTTTAAATTTACCATATTTTAATTGTGGTCAGACAACAAGATATGCCTTTATGGAGAATGGCGAAGCTGCTAGTATAGATGCTTTTTTTGAACTTCATGAAAGATATAAACAACAAGACATCAGCAAAATAAAAATAGAAAGACCAGAGACTCCGTTCTCTGATGGACCACCGTGTATAGAACTTATGGCACAAAATAAGATAGGTGAAGGTGGTAGAAATAATGCACTATTTCACTATGGTGTATATGCAAAACAAAAATGGCCAGAGAATTGGAAATCAAAAGTAATAGTATTTAATGAAACTGCAATGGAACAACCATTGTCAGATACAGAAGTAAGTATAATTACAAAGCAACACGAAAAAAAAGAATGGGGCTATAAGTGTAATGACCAACCCATGTGTAGTCTTTGTGATAAAAAATTATGTAAGTCTAGAAAGTTTGGTATAGGATTAGAAGTAATATTTCCAAGTCTGACAGATTTACAAGTAGTTAACTTAGAGGAACCTTATTACTATATGAATGTTGATGGAGATAGATTGTATTTAGATTCAGCAAAACACATAACTAATCAAAGTTTGTTTCAAGAAGAGTGTGTAAAACAATTAAGAAACAATCCACCTACCTTAAAAACTAATGAATGGAAAAAACTTACAAACATATTATTGAAAAATGCAGAAGTTACAGAACCTGCAGAAGGCACAAGTACAAAAGATTTATTAGGTAATTACCTGGAAGACTATTGTTTAAATAGAATACAAAAAGATAAGATAGATGAAATAAAAACTGGTGGTACATTTACAGATGAAGGTTTTCATTATTTTGTATTTGATAATTTTTACAATAAGTTCTTATTAAGAAATCACTGGAAAGTTCCGTATCAAAGAACCTCTCAGATGCTTAGAGATAATTTAAAATGTTTTACCAAAAGAGTTACAAAAGCAAAGATATCTGTTTTTGTTGTGGCTCAATTTGATAAAAAGGAAGATAACTATAAAGAAAAGAGTTTCGCAAAGACACATAACTACTAATGACACATATAATTTTTGGACCACCAGGCACCGGTAAGACACACAAACTGATACAGAAGGTGGAGGAATATATAAAAGATGGAGTTGATCCTGCAAAAATTGGTTATTTTACATTTAGCAAGAATGCTGCAGAAGAAGCCCAGAGAAGAATGTTTAAACAGTTTAAGTTAGGCTATGATGATCTTCCTTATTTTAGAACACTACACTCTCTTGGTTTTAAACAATTACAATATGATAAACAAAAAGTAATGAAGAGTGAGCATTATACAGAGATAGGTAGAAAATGCGGAATAGAATTAAAATACGCATCCTGGAATGAAGATGAGGGAGGGATATTTAATTCTGATAGTACACATCTTTCATTAATAGAATTAGCTAGATCAAAAAATATATCTGTTACAGAACAATATAATCTTGCAGAACACAGTGAAGATATAGATAAAAAAGATTTATTGAGATTTGAAAGCGCTATAAATAATTTTAAAAGAGACAGACCAGGAATGATTGACTTTACAGATATGATTAATGAGTTGGTTAATTCAGATAAGTTTCCTAAACTAAAAGTTGCGTTTGTAGATGAAGCACAAGATTTATCTAAAATGCAATGGAGAGTTGTTGACGGAATTAAAAATAACTCTGATATGTTATATGTTGCAGGAGACGATGACCAGTGTATTTATAAATGGAGAGGTGCAGACGTAGAAAGTTTTTTAAATTTAAAAGGTACTAAAGAAGTTTTAGATAAGTCTTACCGTGTACCAATAAATATATTTAATTTTGCAAATAAAATTATAGGAAGGATACACCCAACAAGAAGAATACAAAAAACATGGTATCCAACAAAAGAAAGAGGAGTCGTAAAATATCACGATGCAATAGATCAAATAGATTTATCAAAAGGAGAATGGTTAGTTCTTGGTAGAGATAGATTTAAACTTGATGAATTTGAACAACACTTTCAAGATAATAATATTTTTTATGAAAGAATAAAAAAACATAATCCTTTAACAGATAAATTTGAAGCAATTGATTTATATGAAAATAAATTAAAAAAAGGAGTGCCTCTGTCTTATGACGAATGTTACAACATAAAAAAGAAAATGTTAAAAAAACAATGGGACAATAAATTATTTAAAGCGATGGTCCCTAATAAAATGTACGACATAGATTCTTTAAAAAAAGATTTTGGATTAAACACAGAAGCTCCTTGGCAACAAGCTTTCTCAAGAATGGGTCAAGTGGAAACTAAAAAAATAGAAGATCTTTTGAGTAAAGGTGAGGACTTAAAAAAAGGTGCTAGAATAAAATTAGCTACTATACATGGTGTGAAAGGAAACGAACGTCAGAACGTAATACTTCCTATGGATTTAACAAAAGCATCTTTAGATGCATACGAAAAAGATCCAACTGACGAACATAGACTTATGTATGTTGGAGCAACAAGAGCAAAAGAATCATTACATATAATATACGCTAAACGAGGAGGATACGAACTATGACACATAAAGATGATTGGGATGAATTATTCCCACAAGACAAACAAATAGGAGGATCACATTATAAAAAATTTAAGATACAACCTTATGAGTTTATCTCAAAAAATGATCTCTCTTTTTTTCAAGGCAATGTTATTAAATATGTTTGTAGATATTTACACAAAAATAAGATAGAGGATCTTGAGAAGATAAAACACTATTGTGATTTAGAAATCAAAAAAATGAAAGATACTAAAAAATGAAACCTGTATTTAAACCTCAAACTGAGTGGCTACCACCAGAATCTTTTCCCGACTTATCAAAGTATGATGAGATTGCAATTGACTTAGAAACCAAAGACCCTGATTTAAAATCTACAGGGTCTGGATCTATAGTAGGTAATGGTAAAGTTGTAGGTATAGCAGTTGCTGTAGAAGGTTGGTCTGGATATTATCCTATTGCTCATGAAGGCGGTGGTAATATGGACATTAGAATGGTTATAAACTGGTTTACAGATGTACTAAAAACACCTGCAATTAAGATATTTCACAATGCAATGTACGATGTATGTTGGATTAGGTCTATGGGCCTTAAAATAGAGGGTACAATAGTAGATACCATGATTGCTGGCTCTCTCGTGGACGAGAATCGCTTTAGATATGATTTAGGTAGTCTGGGTCGTGATTACGTTGGAGTAGGCAAGAGCGAGGCTGTATTAAAGGAAACTGCAGCGCATTGGGGTATAGATCCTAAATCTGAGATGTATAAGTTGCCTGCAATGTATGTTGGAGAATATGCAGAACAAGATGCAGTTGTGACTCTAAAATTATGGCAAGAAATGAAAAAACAAATAGAGAATGAAGATGTACAATCTATCTTTGATCTTGAAACAGAATTATTTCCATGTCTTGTTGATATGAGATTTTTAGGAGTGCGTGTAGATGTAGAATCTGCACATAAATTAAAACAAGAATTAGTAAAAGATGAACAACGTTATCTATTATCTATAAAAAAAGAAACAGGAATAGATGTTCAGATATGGGCAGCAAGATCAATAGAACAAATATTTAAAAAGAAAAACTTAGACTATCCGGTAACAGTAAAAACAGGTGCACCTAGTTTTACTAAAAACTTTTTACAGAACCATCCTAACCCTATTGTTCAACAGATTGCACATGCACGAGAGATTAATAAATCACACACAACGCTTATAGATACAATATTAAAACATTCACACAAAGGTCGTATCCATGCAGAGATCAAGCAAATTAGAGCCGATCAAGGTGGTACAGTAACTGGTAGGTTCAGTTACAACAATCCAAACTTACAGCAGATTCCTGCACGGAACAAGGAACTTGGACCACGGATCAGGAGTTTGTTTATACCAGAAGAAGGATGCACGTGGGGTTGTTTTGATTACTCACAGCAAGAGCCAAGACTTGTTACACACTATGCATCTATGGATAAAAATTCTCAAAATATAACAGCAGAAGGTTTACAAGATGTATTAGAAGCTTATCTTGAACACGATGCAGACTTTCATAAGATTGTAGCAGACATGGCTAACATTCCAAGGAGTCAAGCTAAAACTATTAACCTTGGTTTGTTTTATGGAATGGGTAAAAATAAATTACAAGCAGAACTTGGTTTAGATAAAGCTGATGCAGAAGAATTATTTCAAAAATATCATGGTAGAGTTCCTTTTGTAAAACAACTTACGTATAGTGTAATGGAACGAGCACAAGACTCAGGTCGTATTAGAACACTATTAGGACGTAGATGTAGATTTAATTTGTGGGAACCAAGACAGTTTGGTGTACATAAAGCTTTACCTAAAGAAGAAGCTGAAAGAGAACATGGACCAGGTATGATTAAACGTGCCTACACTTACAAAGCATTAAATAAACTTATACAAGGATCAGCGGCTGATATGACTAAAAAAGCTATGGTTGATCTATACAAAGAAGGTATCGTACCGCATATACAAGTACATGATGAACTTGATATATCAGTTACAAATCAAACACATGCAGATAAAATAAAAGATATTATGGAGTCTGCAGTAGAACTAGAAGTACCTAACAAAGTGGACTATGAATCTGGACCAAACTGGGGTACAATAAAATGAGGATAAATTATGGCTTACTTAAATGCAAACATACCAGCAACCTATGCACAAATAAGAAGAGAGTATTTATATGATTGTAAAAAACATCATGGAGAAGTTGAAGACTGTATTATCTTTGGTATTAGCGCTCTTACAGGAAGGGCTATATTATTTCATGCTATTATGGAAAACGGTGCAATATTTTATCGCTTACCATCCCCC